TTTTTTAGCATCATCAATATAATACTCCAAAGGCTCTGGAGTAGAAATAAATTCAAACTCAGGGTGGTGCTGTTTTACTGTTTCTCTTGATGGCACTTTCTTATGGCTGTCGTAATGAGAAACGACAAAATTCCATATATCACGATATTCAATGAAGACATTCTCTACGCCTCCATTTACTGCTCCGACAAAATCATTAGTTGAAATTATTGAATTTAAAAGACGAACTTCGTAGTTCACTCATTTACCATTCTGTCGTGGGTTTCCTTAACTAAATTCTTAAATCTATTTTTGGCTTCTTCTTCAAATTTTACCTTGTCAATTAATGACCTTGATTCAATTGCAAAATCAAAAACCAAAAATGGACCATGATTTACCTTAATAAAAACATCAACTGCTTTCTTTAAGAATTCTGCATCATAGTGCTTCGCCAAAGCGTCTGCAACCGCTTCCTGCCGTGGAGAATCGGGTATGAAAAGTTTACGATATTTGTCGCATAAACTTTTGAAGTACTCTATCAGTTCTGGCCCAGTTATCATCAGTATCTTTCTTTGTCTCCTTCCATATTCCTAATAAAAATTCATATTCAGATATACCACCATTTACTCCGTAAAACCCAGTTTTATCAGAAACGTCAGATTCCCATGCTTGTAAAAAACATTCACGGCGAACCGTGCATTTCTCACATCCAATTTTGGCATATACAATATCTTCTTTATTATAAGACAACCACGCTTCTGATTTTGGGTCAGAAGCACAAACTGCTTTTTTTGCCCAATCGTTATTTATATAATCATTTAGAAGGTTCATTATCAAGCTCTAAAAGCTTGGTTTCAATCTGGGCATCAATCGCTTCCCATAGTTTCTTCCAAGCCGTATCGTCATCGACAGACGAGGCTTTTGTTTTTGCACCCGCATCAAGCCTCAAGGATTCATAATTACCAAGATTCTTAGTAATCCCAATAGAAGCCCAGATTTCAATTTCATTTTGATTTGACATTGTTTTCCTTAATCGTTAATTTTACTTTGTTATTAAGATTTTTAATTTTTGTATCAAGATTTTTTACTTTTTCCAAAACTGGTCGCCCTCTGTTTCTAGACCCAAAAAATTCTACCATCTCATATACTGCTTCTTCACTATAGTACCGCCAAGAAGAGTAACCAGTATATTCATCACCAAATTTTTGTGCGCCTGGGATTAAGCCGCGTTTTTCATATTTCCTGATGGTATCTGGTCTTCTTTCTACAATTTTAGCGACCTCTCCAACCGTATATATTCTTTTTAACAAAAGTTCATTTTGCTGGTACGGAATAAGAACAGTTTTATTATTTTTTAAAGATTGGATAAAAATTTTATTTCCTGATCTATTAATTCTTTTAATTTTGACAATTGAACCAGAGTATAAATAAAATTTATTTTGAATCAGTTTTGTTGTTAACAATCTGCTTCCTCCGTTGTTTTGCCTTTTTTAATTTAGTTAACAGGGAATCTAGCTCAACAATACTTATATCTTTGCTATCTGAGCATTTGATACAGGTAATATCCACCCACATTTCACCAAGCGCATAATAGTCTTCACCTACTGTTTTTATACCCCCACATTTACTACATGTGAATCGTACTGAAGCATATTTTCCCAATGCCATGTTACTTTAATGTTGCAGCACTATTTGGATCGCCAATTTTCGTAGCAACAAATCCTTTCAAGACACTAAGGCCTGCAGCAGCAGCAGCAGTTGCTGCTGACTTTAATTCATCAACTCCACCAATGGTATAAATAGCAATGAAAGTCTGGACTGCTGTCCAGAATGCTCTTTCAACAATATCTTTTGTCAATTTAATATTCATATTTCTCCTAATCAAGCCAGCAGTTATATTCTGCTGTAACTATTCCTCGCTCTGGATGAACATACATAAGCGGTTGTGAAGGTCTTCCTATTGAAGCAAGACTTTCCATTGCATATGTATTTGTTGATTCAGGGCTTCCAGATATTCTCATCTGAACTGTATTAAATGTCATTTTAGTTGGAGTATGGAAGTGCCCACAATAAACATCTGTAAAATCTTCCTGTATTGCCCCAACTTTCCATCCATAAACTTTTTTCTGGAAAGAATAAAAAGTTGAAAGACTGCCAAATTGATCACCATGAATTAGTAATGACTTATAGTTACCAATTTTATCAATTGCGTACCAGTTTCTTTCTCCATGACCATCTGGTATAACAAATTTAATTCTTTTTTCTTTTTCAAAAATTAATTGCGTAATACGATAGAGCATTCGATCAGCATTAGTTTCTGGATCGTGATCTCTTCTTGCTCTACCACCAATTGAACCATGATTACCAATTATTCCAAAAAATGTAATTGTTTCAAAATTTTCCAACATTGATGTAATAAAATTTTTCATGATTCTTGGACCATCAACTGTAATTTGTCGATAAAGACCGCCATCAACCAAAAAAGATTGACCTGGGAATATCAATTCACCTTCAACAATATCACCAAGACACCAGATGTGAAGATGCTTAACAGGATGATTTTGACGTTGAATTTCTGTTAGATTAATAATTTTATCTGCATATTTCTTAATTCTATCTTCACATACAGTTGAGTTATAATCAGGTGTAACTTTTGCAAGCTGCCAGTCCGCAAGAATCGCAACCGCAACCTCCTCTCCAGATTTTCTTTTGTCGCTTTCTGGCTTAGGAACAGGATTGTATTTCCAATCAGATATTTCTAAATTATCTTTTACTGCTCTATAAACAGCGTCAGCAAGATGATCTTCTTTTGCCTTGAGTTTTTCATACTCTTGCAAAAGTTTTGTATATGAAATCTTCAACTCTGTTTCTGTCTTTGGTTCTTCACCAGAAAAAACGTCCTTGGGAGTAGGCACTATTCCATTCTCTTTTCTAAATCGGCAGAGCCCCGTGGAGTCAATTGTCTTTCTACAGGTTGGGTCTGCATATCTTTGATTTGCCGTGTTTGGCTCAAATTCCATTGGGCACTCATCGGCTTCGCAAATCTTCATAGGGATAATTATACACCAATAATGGGCGATATCAATCGAAATAGGGCGGTTTTCTTATGGGGTCTAATCTTTTATTTAAGGGTTTTTTTATTATTTTTTTTCTTTGTTTCATATTGGCCCGAAGTTTTTCTCTATGTTTCTCAGAAGGTCTTTTCCCTTCCCTATGAATTGCGCTATGCTCTGAATGAGAGCAAAGAAAAAGATTCTCTAAACGATTGTCGCTTTTAATTTCATTAATGTGATGGACAGTTTCCCATTGATTTAAATATCTATTTACATAGGCTTCCATGACCGCACGATGTTCGTATATATAACCTTTAATGTTTGCGGGATGATCTGGCATTAATATTCTTACATAGCCTTTATCATCAATATATTTACCGCCCCCATAGTTTGGGTTCATTTCTCCAAGAGCCGTTCTCTCAGACCAACTTATATCTGTCCTTTGAGAAGCAAGTGGGCGTTTTGTCACAAATTAAACCGATCCACCAATATCTTCAACATAAAATTGTATTCTTTCAGTCCCTAAAATAGAAAAGGACGGAGCGTTATTTACTTGAGGTGTTCCATCATCTCTTATAACACTTACATAATATCTTTTATTCGTAATACCAGAACTAAGACTATCAGCAACAAAGCTGTATGTTCCAGCGCCAATTTTTGATGGATAAGAAGATGGGGTTTTTAATATATGATTTGAAATATTTGCATTTGCAGAAGCTACATTGATAAAACTATAAGTGTGTGGTGTAACTTTCCAAGTAATAACCTCTAATGGAGCAGATGTTGTACCTTCACTAATCCGAATAAGAAATGTTGAATCTTCAGCACCAGCATTATTGATAGTAATCCCTGGAAATGAAAGCATAAATCTATAATATCTATTAGCACCAACTGTAATTAAATTATTAACCCCTCCACCGCCTTCGTTTTCAAGAGCAATAATTTCATTTTCTGTATTAAAATTAGTGTAGGGTCCAAGAGTTCCTGTTATGGTTGTTTTTATTTTGATAAGCCCTTTTGGACTATCATCAGTGGCATCTTTTACCTGACTGATATTTGTTGACATTTGTTGGAGTCGTTCGCTTGTAATCGGGGTAACGCCCGACCAAGAAACAAATGAATAATTTTCGTAAGCCATATCTATCTATTATACTCCATTTTCTAATATTTCTATCTTTTTGTATAATTCCTGAATTAAATGCAT